TCTAATCTCTATAGCGTCTTCTAGATTTATACTACCTTGTGATATTGAAGCTTGTATATTTTGTTCTAGTTGAGCTTTTTCTTCTTCATCTGGCGTTAAATCTAAGTATATGCCAAACTCATATAAGTTTAAATTATACATATCTTCTAAAGTACCTACATTAAAAGAGCTTAAGCTATTTCGTAAAGCTTCTCTAGTTAATGGATATTCAAGAGCATCAGATATTCTAAATGAAATATTTTCTGCTACTCTAGCTGATAAGTAAAGACTTGCTTGTACTATATGTTTAGTTGCGGTATTAGAATTTGCAGCAGCTAGTTTTTGTAATCCAACTAATGAGTCTTTGTTAGGAACACTACCATCTCTAGCTTCATTCAATCCAGTAACGTCTCTCATCATTTGTAGATAGTACTGGTAAGTTTGTATTAAGCTTTGCATCTTAGCACCACCACTAGAGCTTTGTAATTCTTGTATAGGAACCTTACCTGGATTAGCGCCACCATCTTGCGTCATAGATCTCCCTAATATACTACCAGTTTGAAAATACATGTTTAGTGCTTCAGCTGGGTTATAATTAGTACCATTACCTAAGTCTACTTCAGCTAAACCATCTACATCTAAAAATACGCCATCAGGAACTGTTCTAGCTAAAACTTGTTGTAGCTTTAAGTGTGTTAGTTGTATCATGTCTGCAAAACCAGTCATTCTACTAACTAAAGATTCTATTCTGCTTTTATATAATTTAGGAGCACATATACTATAATTCATATTAACTTTAACTAAGTTAGAATTAGGCCTAACCATGTTCTTAGCTAACTCCCATTTTAACATCATTTCATGACCTAGTATTTTAGCACCTTCATACAAAACTTCTATAGATCTAGTTATTCTATTAAAATTATCACTCTCTGGTGGATTAAAAGTATCAGGTTTTTCTAATGCTTTTTCTAAACCTGAAGCTCCTTGTTTTATTTTAAATACTTGATCGTGATAAGTTTTATACTCAAAATACAATACTGCTATACTATTACCATCTCTTCTACCATTAAACTGATAATTGTAACTTTCACTACCAGGATATTTTTGTATTGTATCTAATTCTTCATCTGTAAGTTGTGGAAACTCTTTTTTAATTTCAGCTAAATTTATATATTTAACTTCTCCTACATACCATATATCTTGAAAGTTAGGATCAGTAGTATAAGAATAAACTAAATTAGCCGGATCAACATACTCAACTACAACTCCTTCAGATAAATTAAAAGATGTTTTTACAGCACCTATACCTAGTATCACTAAATCTTCTGCAATTCTACGTCTAGTTAATTCATATCTATTAAATGCTAGTGTATTGCTTATAGCTTCTTCTTCTGCTATTTCTATAGATTGTTTATAGTTTAACTGCATGTGAACGTCTAATTCCTCTTTATTTTGAGGTAATTCTTCTGGATTTTCAGTTGAATATAAGTTCATCCCAGCAACCGCTTGTATTTGATCAATTAACTCTTTGGCTTGTATATCTCTTAATAAAGCTTCTGCATATTCAGTTCTTTCTTTCATAGACTGTGGATCTTGAGCATATGCTTTTACATCATATAACTTAGTATCCATACCGTTAACTACTATGTCAACAAACTTTGGTATAATTGGAACAGGTTTCCAGTCCAGGTTTAAGTAGCTTAAGTCACCATTTATAGCTAATTCATCTTTGTATTTTTGTACTGATTGTTCTCCTCTAGCATATAGTCTTAAGTTTCTAAAATTATTATAGTTAGTATTGTATCTTCCAGAAACTCCTGATCTAGTACCACTAAACCAATCACCTTCAATAGCTCTACCAACTTGTCTACCATATTCGATACTTGCCTTTACCTCCGCAGGTACTACCTGATCAGGAAACGAACTACCATTGTAAGTTTGTATTTGCATTTATTTTATTATTTTTGATAAACTTCCATCGTTATTGTATTTTCTAATACCAAAGTCGATCTTCTTTTTAATTCTTTCTGCAACAGGTCTATATCTATTTTTATTACAAGCCATTATAGCTAAACCAGAGCTTATAGTGGCATCATACTTTGTTCTTCTATTTATGTCAAACTGTGACCAATCTTCTAAAGTTTTTTGAAAGTACATATCACCATATCTCTCTTCTAACTGTCCAACGTTTTCTTCTATGTAACTCTCTATTGCTGCAGCATGTGCTTGCTTAATATCTTCACTTGAGTTTGGTATTCCACCTATCTCTCTTTCAGTAGTAGACAACTTATTCCAAACTTTATCTGGCCTGTTCATTGAGAAACCTCTATATCCTCTTCGCTTTAAATAATATAATAACCTTGGTTTGTTGTTCTCTGCTAGTATAGGCATACCGTAAAAAACTAATGCCATTAAAACTTCTTCAAAAAATATTTCAGCTGTTTGAGGTCTTGCTACATATTCTAAGAAAAAATGATTAGGTGGAGCATCTTCCATGCTAAACTTAGTTAATCCATGTAGCGATCCGTTAGAACCTTTACCATCCACAGTACCACTAATGTCGTAGCTATCACATCCAAATGATCCAATATGTTCGTTTGCTGGATATTTAATACCATTTTTAATAATAACATTATTTTGCAAATTTTTAGGAGGAACCCAAGATATTAAAAATCTACCATTGTTATCAGGAGTAAAGTAAACTTCAGTATCTTTTATCCCGTTTCTCCACATAAAACTTCCTCTAGTTACTGAAGATATGTTATTTATTTCTTCGTTATAATCTATTTGTTGATATATTCTTGTTAGATTAAATAAACTGTTTTTAGTTTCGTCTCTAAATGCATGTTGCTCTGTTCTTGGAAACTGCCTATAATATTCATTTAAACTATCTTGATCAGACTTTAAACCATCTACTTCGTTTTCCCAATGCTCTATTACTCCGATTGTAATTTCGATACCGTCTCTTCCGATTGTTCTATCTTTTGGAGTAAGAAAGACAGGTGATCCGAAAGTATCCATGAATCCTTCGTAGTTCCACTCCATAGGTATGAACAAGCTATAGAGCCCAGAAGATGTTTGTCCGTTTTTATTTCTCTTTGTAACGTCGCTATTGTAGTATAATTTTTTGAAGTTGTTTCCACCTTTATCTAATGCGTTAGATGTTGAGCCCATCATACATTTACCTACAACTCTACGACCTAACCTCAATGTAGTTTTAGTAACTCTCCAATTATTTAATATGTTATCAGGACGTTCCCACTTTCCACTTTCATCATGAGCTAATAGTTTTAGCTTTTCACCATCATAAGAATTATCGCCTGTATTTTTCCAATCAATAGTTGTATCAAGACCTTGTATGTCTAGAGCTTTGATATTTTCCTCAAGTTTTCTTCTAGTAAGTTTTGATGCCGGAACCCTATATGCAAGTTCAGTTTTTGGCCTGTCCATACCATCTTGGATTGGCTTGAAGAAAAACGGATAGTTAACGGATATTGGAACAACTTTATCTGTAAACATTTTTTTGGCATCTGCACCTGTTTTGGAAAGTATACCGAATCTAGCGTCTGAAGATATTGTTGCTTGGTTAACCAGTTCTGCTGAAGCCATAAACGAAAATCCTGATCGTCTGTTTTTAAGATAGCACATGCCGTAACATCTGTTGTCTGCTTTACACGCTTCCCAGAATATAAAGAAAAGTCTATTTGCTTCTCTATAGTCAGGGGCTCCAACGTCAATTTTTGACCACTGCAAGTACATGTAATGAGTACCAGTAATATATACAGGATTGCCATTATTGTAGAAATGAAAACCTTCTTCTCTACGCTTAAACTCTTCGTCGATATATTCATACCACTTTTCCTTAAAATCATTTGGATATTCTTCCCAATCAAATCTTGTTTTTATTCTTTGTAGTTCTTTTGGGTACTCAAATCTTTCCCAATACTGTTCCTTTTTATTTTTGCTTCGTTTATACGGTTCATCTGCTTTTGGTAAAGCAATGCGTAAGTTTTGAATTTCAATGATCTGTCCAATTTTACCAGTCTTACTAATTACTACAAAATCATAATCGGCATTATAACCATATTGCCATTTTTTATATCTATTGTTTTTTGCTAATATTTTGGGATTAATATAATCTTTAATTTCAGCATATAAAGTTTGATTATATGTCATTTACTCCTCCCTTCAGCAAACTTAAAAACTCTTTCTTCTTTCTTCTCTTTTGGCTTATTGTCTAAAATATCTTGCTCTTCTTGTATCCTAGTTAATATTTCAAAAGCATCAAATATAGCTAGCTTTTTAGTGGCAGCAGCATTTTTTAAACGATCTGCAGTAACATCTTCGCCTGTATCTACAATAGGCTCTTTAGCTACTTTTATTAACTCAGCTACTGCCGCTTGCCCAGCTTGGATTATTTTCCTTTTCGTTTCCTTCGTATTCATACGTTATAGCTATATCATTAAATTTCATACAATAAAGGCGTTCACCTTCTATAATAAACTCAAATTCAGAGTTCGGTGTAAATACAACAAGCTGTCCAGGTTTCAATTCTACAGCATCTAATGAACTATTAGAATATTTTAATATACCAATATGGTTTTGTTCATTTGATGTGCTTAGATCATTTAAACGTTTAATAGGTTTAACAAAACAATAGTTTAAATTACATTTACCGTTGTACATATATATTTGATCTAAGCTACAGAAATATAAATCATCTTTAAAATATAAAGCTGAGTTTCTTTCTCTTCCTTTCTGATCATACCATCTTCTAAAAACATTGTGATGTACATAAACTATATCACCTGCGTTTATGCTAGTATCAAAAGCAGAAGGTATAGAAACTACAACTGCTTTTTTACTAACAAAAAGATGATTTTCAATACTTGTATTTATTATTAATTCTTTATTATCAACCTTTCGTATATTGTCATATCTTTCGTTTTTAGGCTTTACAATAAATTGATATAAACTTTTCATTAATACTGTAAATCATACTCAATAGCTATAGCCATATTACGGTTAAATTTCTTCCAAGGTAAAACTTCACCGTTTTTAGTTATATATATAGAGTATCCTCCTTCGTTTTCTTCTTCTATTATAT